AATTAACGCTTACTCTGGTGTGTTTAATCCTCGCGCCGTCACCCGCAAAGACTATCGGTATTTTGAACGTGCAATGACCACGCAGGGCAACAATAAGTTCGGTACTTGCCATCTGAATTTGATTATTGATTGCTCCGGTAGTTATTGTGACAATGTCAATGTTACTAACGGAATCCTTGCGGTTCTGTCAGAGATTGAACGAAAAAACCGAAACTTCTCTATGGACGTTGCTTTCATTAATCATGAGTTCAGACTTTGTAAGACAGTTAGCGAACGTAAGATGACCGCTTGGGGCGGCAACTCTATTCCGGAAAACATGAAAGAAATCCTGATGAAGTTGCAGAAACCGCAAACATGTAATTACAATATCGTTCTGTTTGATGGTGACGCTTGTTGCAACAATATGGGATATAGAGATTGTAATAAGGCTTTCAGTGTATTCGACATGAAGCAGACCACACTTATTACAGATCCAGACAACGAAGCGTATATGGATCCACCCTTTACCTCTACGAAGGTTGTGGTTACTCAGAACTATACAAAAGAACTGATTGACCATATTATCCATGCACTTACTATTGCTTTTGCTTAAGGAGTAATTATGGAAAAGTATAATTATGAAGAACAAATGGTTAATGATATTAAAGAGTGGATTCTCTTAAACGGAATACTTACCCAAGCTAAACAGAAAGAATGGACAAAAGATGAATTATGTGATTGGCTTTTTGATGAACTTTGGGCAGATGATTGCATAACTGGTAATGGAAGTTATGGGTATGCTCCAGAGGAAAAGTGTGAAGAATATGTGGCACATAATCTTTCACTTTATTTTGAAGCCGCAGCAGAATTTGACGATTGGCCGCGAAATGAACCACAATGGGTTTATTCAAACCCAGCTCAGCATATGGATGCAACTATTAGATGTTATCTTTTAGGTTCCTGTGTTAATAAAGCAATAGAGGAATTAAATTATGAAGTCAATTAATTGACTTCTTTTTTAATTTATGATATAATTAAATATAGAGGAGGGTAAAATGAGTATAAAAGATTTTGTTATTGGAAAAAATTATCCAAAAACTTATTGTAAAATCATGAGTGAAATTTATCCTGCATTAGATGGAAAGCATAAGAATGTTCAATATACATGTACATTTTGTAATAGTGGTATTATATATGAAACACATTATGATAATATTCAAAGTGGCCATACTTGGAGGTGTGCCGAATGCGGTAGAAAATATCATAATATGAAACCACCAGAATTAGATTATCCACGCAAATCAAAATCTACTAAAGATAATATAAATCATAATAATCTTAAATCAAAACATTATGGTGAAATAAGAGGACAGTGGTTAATTCAAGATTATGATCACAGTGACTTACAGGGTCATAGTTATTATAATTGTAAGAATATTCAAACTGGTGAAATTAAACCTAAAAGATTAGATACTTTACCACATAATATAGATAACGTATTGAAAAATATTATTAAGGAGTGATGAAATGGCTTATAACGCAGATTCAATTCAAGTGAGAGACTTCCGCACGGCGGCAAGAACAACTCCTGGTATGTATATTGGTGCGGACGGGCAAGATGCAACATTTAACTGCTTTCTTGAAATATTAAATAATGCGTGTGATGAAGCTATTATGGGTCGTGGTAATCAGATTACTGTTACAGTATCTGATAATGTAATGACAATTTCTGACACCGGCGCGGGCGTACCAAGAGGGCCTAATAAAGATACAGAAGAAGTACTTATAGAAATATATACCGCGGCACATTCCTCTGGTAAGTTTGATTCTACTAATTATAAACGTGTTCGTGGGATGCATGGTGTAGGTTCTAGTACAGTTTGTGTTTGTTCTAAAAATTTTGAAGTATATACTAGACGAGATGGTGCAGAATGGTATCTCCAGTTTAAGGATGGTATTCCTCAAGCAACAAAAGCTATAGCAGTACGAAAGACAAAAGAAACAGGGACTACTATTACATTTGAGCCAGATAAAACTATTTTTCATATTCCAGAAACTGAAGCAGCCTTTGATAAAGAACGAATTCGTAAAGAACTTGAACTAACAAGTTATTTTATTCCTAATGTAACCTTTATATATACTACTGAAGGAAGTACAGAAAAGTTTATATCTAAAAATGGATTAAAAGATTTCGCGGCAGCTATGATATCTAAACCTCTCCACAAACAATATATTTATGCTAATAAACATTTTGATGGAGATATTGATATTGAAGTTTTCGCGCAATGGACTGGTGGAAAAGAGAAAAGTTATGTATTTTCTAATGGCGCTTTAAATGCCAACGGCGGTACTCCAATTGCAGGTATGAAAGCAGCTTTTACCCGTACAATTAATGATTTAGCTAAAGAATCATTTGATGGTGATATGATTCGTAAAGGGTTAGTAACTATAATTAATATTAAGCATCCACATCCTGTATATCAAAATCAAGTAAAAGATAAAATTCAAAATACGGAATTACGCGGTTATACACAGACTGTCTTTACTGAAGCGATTAAAGATTGGGCAACAAATAATAGAGATGACCTTGATAGAATACTAACAGTATTATCTAAAGAAGCGAAAGCAGATGAGGCCGCGGAACGTGCGAGAAATGCTGTTCTCTCTATGGAGAAGAAAGAAACTGAACAGCGTAAGCGTAAAGTTACTTCTTCTGATAAGTTTAAAGATTGTGAGAAGCATGGCCCCGATTCTATGCTTATTATTTGCGAAGGTAATTCCGCATTGGGAGGTCTAATGCCTGCGCGTGATGTAAAGACAGAAGCACTTTATGCTGTGCGTGGTAAAGTAAAGAATTTAATGAAGCATCCTCTGGAAGAATGCCTAGAAAATCAAGAAGTATCTGATATTATTATGGCACTTGGATGCGGTATTCAAGAACGCTATAATGAGAAGAAACTTAATTACGGGAAAGTCGCAATTGCGACAGATGCTGATGTGGATGGATATTCTATTATGTGTCTAATTGCAACCCTCTTCTATGTGCTGATGCCAAAGTTTATTGAAGAAGGACGACTTGGCTGGTTGCGCGCGCCACTTTACAGATTAAGTAAAGGTAAACAGCATGTATATGCTTATGATGAGGATGAGCTTGCAGAATTAAAGAAAACCCATAGTGGATGGGAACAGAGCCGCTACAAAGGCTTAGGCGAGATGGTAGCAGAAGATATGGAAGAATCTATGCTACACCCCGTAAATCGGCGTCTAGATATTCTTACTATTAATGATGCTGAATTAGCGTCGGAATCACTAAAGATGCTAATGGGTACTGAAGTTGAGGGACGCCGAGATTTCTTGTTTGATAATGTTGATTTTAATATTTTGAATAGTTGAGGTTGTTATGGCAGAAATATTTTTACCGAAAACAGATGAAGAAATGTATCAAGTATTTCCTAAGTATAAAGGCGAGAATGGTAATAAAATTAAAGATAGAACTGGTTTACAAATAGGCAAATTAAGAGTGCTTTATCGCACTCTTGATATTATTAATAGTACTGATAATCGTCCGAGAGTACAATGGGTTTGTTTATGTGAATGCGGCAATGTTGTTCAGCGTTCCTCAGATAGAATTTCTACATTGCTAAAAAAAGAGAATGTATCCTGCTATAATTGTAAATCAGTAGAATTTTATAAACGAAAAGAAATTGGTACTTGGGCCATTTTAGATCACTTTTTATATAATGAAGGCGCTGCAGAACGAGAACATACTAAATTAACATGTAAAGTATGTGGATTTACATATTCTCCAAGAACAACTGATATTATTAATAAAGTTCCTGAATGTATGGTATGTACTGCAGCAAAAAAATCAGGTCTTATTAATCAAACGATATATTCTCAGCAAATCCTTTCTTATCGAGCTTCTCATGACAATATTCATGCCTCTCCAATTTGGAAGGTTAAATGCTTAAATTGCGGAGAAATTGTTGAAAAAACTACTGCAGAAGTGAAGCGTCAGAAATCTTGTGGTTGTATGGCAGGAGAACCATATGACGATGCACTAGGTAAAACTTATGGTCGTTTAACAGTCATACAAATATTACCTGCAAAAACTAACTATGATAAGCGTGCTTTATGTAAATGTGAATGCGGTAATACAACTGTTGTTCAAATTAATAATTTACGAAGTGGCCATACTCAGTCATGCGGATGCTTACAGAAAGAAACTGCGGGAGCATTATCTCGTTTAGAATTAAATCCTGGACAACAATTCGGCAATTTAACAGTAATAGAATTTGCTGGTCAAAATGATACTGGACATACATTATGGAAATGTCGTTGTAAATGTGGATCAGAGCGAAATTATTTAGGATATTTATTAACTACTGGACAAACAACTTCATGTGGTTGTGTTAATTCAAAAGGAGAAGAAAAAGTAGCCAGTATACTGATTGCTAATAATATACCATTTGAAAAATATAAGACTTTTGATAGCTGTCGTTTTCCTAATACTAATAGATTAGCATTTTTTGATTTTTTTGTAGATAATAAATATTTAATTGAGTTTGATGGCATTCAACATTTTGAATTTAGGCAAAATGCAAATGGAAGTAAATCTTGGAATACAAAAGAAAACTTTGAGGAAACGCAATATAGAGATGCATATAAAAATCAATGGTGCAAAGAAAATAATATAACATTAATTCGTATTCCATATTGGGAATTTTCACGTATAACACTACAGGATTTACTGCCAGGTTCTAGATTTACATATATTGAATAATTGACAATCTTTAAAACCTATGTTATAATAAATAAAAGAAAAGGGGAAAGAAGAAAATGGGCCTATTGGATGTAATACAGATAGTATTGATAATTC